CCCCTTAGGGGTCCTTCTCACGGGAATTCCTCCCGGTCTGGCAGCGCCAGCCACGTTCTGTGGATTGGGTGTTATGCCCAATTTTTGTTACAGGTGCTCTCATGACAATAGGAAGTTCATCCTACGATTATCGAGCCGTTATCCAGAGCCCGTATGATAGTGACAAAGTCGTTATCATCGGCGCTCAGGGTTGGAAAGGCTGGAGTGGTGGGGATTCCATTAAACCGGGATCTCCTCGGTCGAATTACTTGACCGGTCCTGTCTCACCGCGGGAAATCCGCATGAGGCAGATCCAGAACATACTCCTTCGTAGAAATCTCCCACCCAACCCCTACGAAATGAACCGTGGGGTGCGCAATCATGCCGTCCACACGTTGTGGTCGGAAAAAGAGCAGCGTTTTCACGCTGCAAATTGCGTACAGGGCGCCATGGATTACTATGACGACCCTTCAGTTGAGTACAAAGTACTGGCCAAGCTACAACAGGCTATGTACGGGAGCGGATTCAACCCTGCAATTTTTTGTGCAGAAGGTGGGCAGGCTATGAGGATGATTTTTCATAGCGCCCAACGAATCCGACAGGCGCTTGTAGGACTGAAACGAGGAAACCCTCGTGCAGTTTTACATGCCCTGGGCATAGCAGCCCCAAGCCGTGCATGGGTTGCAAAGGTCGGCATGATTCGCCGAAAAGGAACTACCACGACTGCAATATCAGGCTTATGGCTTGAAGTGCAATACGGGTGGCGTCCCCTACTTACCGATGCAGAAGCAGCAGGTGCTTGGATCGCTCGCGCTATTAAAGGCGGTGTACCCAAGAAACTGCAGGTAAGTGCCAAACACGTGTTGGAAGGAACGATTTCCCCTTCCTACAGTTCGCCTTGCTGTTACCTTAAGAAACAGGTTCGCAAAAGGGTGAAAATCCTTGTGCAGAACCCAGTGATCGCTCCGGATTACATGCCGAGCATCATGACGGTAGCCCAAGTTGCTTGGGAAAAACTACCGTATTCTTTTGTGGCGGATTGGTTCGTACCGATTGGCTCATATCTGGCCGCGTGTGGTACTGCGCGGTCGATCGAAGGAACGTTTATTACTACGCGTTCCTGGGAGACGTTCTGGATAAATCCAGGCAGCAATCAGACGGATACACGGTACGTGGGTATATACATGGGTACCGACGAATGTCGAGACTTTCGTATAGAGAGGACTGTTGCAACAGGTCCACTTCCCGTACCTTCTCCCTTTACTGATTTACTCAGTAAGAATCAGGGATACCAATCGTGGAGGCATGCTGTGAATGCAGTGGCCTTACTTATAAACTTTGACTTCTCTGTCTTCCGGAAACGGAAGTAAGTGCTAGTCTCCTTTAAGGAATTGTGTTATGTCTACACAAGCAAACATCACCGTTTTTGACGGTGCCGCTACCCCGGTAAGCCACACGTTGGTCCCGATTGAGAATCGGGTCTTGAACGATGGCACTCAGTTCGCCCTTTGGCGGGAGCAGCTTTCAACGCTACCCGTCGAGGCGCAAATCCGCATTGAAATGCGGAAGCGCAAACTGAGTTCGGGCGTTGTCGAAACGCGGACTCGTGTTATCGTTCCAGTGATGGAGTCGATTTCTGGGCAAAATGCCGCCGGTTATACTGCGGCCCCTAAGGTGGCTTACGAGGATGCACGGGAAACCGTGACGTTTCAACATCCTCGCTCAACGGCTGCTAGCAAGAACATCTGCTATCAGCTGAGCCGCAACTTGGCGAACAATATCGCTACTACGGTTCCTGCGATTCTTGCCGGACCGGAGTATGAGCTGGAAGTTCAACAGATGATGCCGACCTAATGGACGGCCTCACTCTCGTTGTGCTTCTATCGCCGAGCATTTTGGCGATTCTGGCGGTACTAGCAATAGTATCCCGTCGCTAACTCACAAGTTCTCCCATCAGGGAGCTAAAAAGGGTAATTACCATGAGCACTGATTGCGCTCGAAGTAATAAGTGGTTCTCCGCTAACCTGATTAGATACTTTGATCAGGAATTAACCGTTCGCGAGACAAACGATCTTTCGATCGCCCTCGCATGGCACCATCTTGAGCAGCTAACGCTGCCTGCGATGGACCCCGTACGCATCGCCCTGGAGAAGTTTGTCCGGGCTTCTGATGTCCTTTCTATTTGTCGTTACGATCTGCCTTCAGGCTGGTCCTCTGACGCACATAACCGGTATCATGTGAATCAGATTATTGCTCTGTTTTCAAAAAGGGCTGATCTGGGCTGTGATATCGATAAGGAACTTGTCGCGTTCACGAAATTTTGTGAATCCGAAAAGGCGTGCGAGGTTACAAATCGGTGTTTCCTACTATGGAGTCAGGGTCGTTTTGTTTTCGACCCTCTCGTTGAGCGTGTGCTTCACACTGCCCAGCGGAAAATCTCCCGAGTTCTTGGAGACTGCCCTGCGCTGTCGACTCTAGCCCCGAAAATGGGACCTGGAGCAAGCACGCAAGTGCCAAAAAGAAACGCTTGCTTAGCTGAAAAGCTACGACAAGTGCCTGCGTGTAGCACGAACCTGGCACCCCTAGCAGGGGATCTCCTTAGCCTCATGGGCTGGGGAGATGGCCAAAGCGAGTATACAGTGGATATTCCTATCCACTTTAGTAAACTCGATTTCGTGCCAAAAAACGCAAAGACGTTCCGAGGTACAATGACCCAACCTGCCTTGAATTCTATGTGGCAGGGAGCTGTAGGCGAATATATCGCTAATCAGCTGAAATACGTGGGCATTGATATACACGACCAAAGCAAGAATCAGCATTGGGCGTGGCTCGGTAGCAAGGTCGGTATAGCAGCTACGATCGACCTATCGTCTGCATCGGACACGATAGCAACAGGATTAGTACAGCACCTGCTGCCGTCGGATTGGTTTGACCTACTCTTCAATCTCCGTTGTTCGGAGGTGCTATATGAAGATACAGTCTTTCGATTACACCAATTCTCTTCGATGGGAAACGGTTTTACTTTCCCGCTAGAGACCCTAATATTTTGGGCCCTCTCAGCATCTGTCGTAGAGATGTACGATGCGCACACCATTGTGCCAACTTTATGTTATGGGGACGATATTATTGTCCCAGTTGGCTCCGCTGTACCCTTGATCAAGGTACTTACGGCTCTTGGTTTTACACCCAACCCCAAGAAATCTTTTTGGGAGGGTACATTCCGAGAGTCATGCGGGTGTGATTACGTTTCTGGTATTAATGTGCGGCCGTATTTTATTGATGGCCTGTTAACTGGTGAGGATATCTTCCGCATTCACAATTTTTATGTGAAACGCGGCGACGTAGTATTCGCGTCGTGCCTCGCTAAGGTTATTGAGCCCACCATCCGTCTCCGAGGCCCTCAGGGCTTTGGTGATGGACATCTTCACTCTCTCGCGTACGTCTCACGACGAGTATCGCGAAAGGGGTGGGGCGGATACACTTTTGAAACGTGGACCCGAAAACCGGTTCTACTGGATAAAGGTGTGTGGTGTAGGTACCTCCGTGAGAAGCCAAAAGGCTTTAAGTGGAAGGAAAAGGCCTATTACCATGCAATCCGTGTAGCTACTTACGCTATAAGTCTTAAAGGCGAGAGTAGTTTGGTGGACCATCTGAAGTCACCGCTTAAAAAGCATGACGATGATGGTATTGTTACACCTGGAACACAGGGTGTACACCGCACAAAGATCTACACATTTGAGGCTCCAACCCTAAAACAAGGGTAGTATAAGTCCCCAGCTGGGTGACCTCTGTACGAGGGC